TTGTTATAAGCGTATGGAAATCATTGCTTCGGAATTACATGTGCGTGATATGAGATGCTATAGCTGTCCTGTATTCGATTTGTGTCACTCTGACTGTCACCAATTGCAATGGATGGATGATGTATGTCCTGCACCTAAGTCGTTAATGTTAAAGCTGGCGGAGGAAAAAAATTGGATCTCATAATAAAACCAACCGAGGCCTGCAACTTCAAATGCTCATTTTGCTCTTCAACCGCAATTGATCCTGATAATGCTGGCTTGCTTGATTTAGATTATATTTACAAATTCTTAAAACGATATCCTGATACAAATACTATTATTGTAAATGGCGGTGATCCTTTAATGGTTGATCCAAAATATTACTGGGATTTGATAGATCATTTAGACGAGCATGATTATAAGTCCACCATTAGTTTTACTTCTAATTTGTGGCCGTTTCTTGTAAAACCTGAAAAATGGAAAAAGCTGTTTAATCACGAACGTATGGGTGTATGCACATCTTTTCAATACGGTGGTGGTAGATTAAAAGGTGATTTCTCAGAATTTACTGAAGAAGATTTTTGGAAATGTTCAGACGCGATGTTAGAACACTGTGGATATAGACCAGATTTTATTGCTGTTATTGTTGAAGAAAATTATGATAACGCAATTAAGAACGTAGAGCTTGCTAAGAAGATGGGTGTTGTATGCAAATTAAATTATGCATTTGCATCAGGTGTACAAGACACTACATTGCAGCTAAGTAAGATATATGAGTTGTACGTTAAAATAGAAGAAATGGGTCTTGGCGACTGGGAATTTAATACTGTTCAAATGAGAAATCGTTTGAATGGCAATGCTACTGCTTGTCCACAAAATAGATTTTGCGATTCAGGTATTCGTGCGTTTAATCCTGGTGGCGACTATTATTCTTGCGGTTCATTTGCTGATGAAATGGATTATCCTATTAGCTTTAAAGAAGAAGTTGAAGAGCACGGCAAAAAGCAGCTTCCTTTAACAATGGATCCAAATATTCAATCAATGAAAATGGCCTGTTATACTTGTCCTATGTTTGAAATATGTAATGGTTGTAAAAAGACTATTCGAGATCATAAGAGACAAGGAATTGTAGAACAGCATTGTAAGCACATGAAAACATTAGCACCTCGCATATTAAAAATTAATGGCAAAGACGCAAGTTCAGTTACACCTTATGTTGATGAATCAGATCAAAATAAAATATCTGTTGCACAAATATGAACATATCAATAAACCCTACGTATTATTGTAACTTTCGCTGCGACTTTTGTTATCTAACCGAGGCTCAACTTGCTGATAGGAATAAGATTAGTCCTGAAAAATTAGATGAAGTACTCAGTAAAGTTACAGATCCAATAGACCATATTGATTTATATGGCGGAGAAATATCGTTACTAACTGAAGAATATTTTTATGAAATAAAGAAAGTGATACGAAAGTACTATGACGGAGATATTAATATTAATACTAATTTTAGTGCTCTGCCAAATTATTTTTATGATGACGATATTACTATTAGTGTGTCGTATGATTTTTCTGCTCGTGAAAAAGAGCAATTTGTTTTAAACAATATGATGGCTTCTCTTAAGCCGTTGTCTGTTTTAATTCTAGCATCTGAGAAGGTGTTAGCGACCGATGTAGAGTTCATGATCTTTACATTAAATATGTGTTCACAGGTAAAGTCTGTAGAAATAAAACCTTATTCTACTAATCAGGCGAATGCTCACCCAGTAACACATCGAGACTTTGAAGAGCATATTAAGAAATGGATTGATGCAAAAACGGAGAAAAGATTTCAGTTTATTAATCAAGATTTAATAGAAGATGCTCTCGATGGTAATTATTCTGCGTTCAGCGATGACCACGTATATATAACACCGAAGGGAAAGTTTGGCGTACTTGAATTTGATAAGGACGACCGAGAGTATTTTAAAGAATATTCCACTTACGAAGAGTACAAACACTGGGCTGCACTTGAGCCTATTAACAATGTATCTGATATATGCAGGGAATGTCCGTATTACGGTGGATGTTTGACTGAACATTATAGATATGTACGAGATTTAGATAACGGCTGTAACGGATATAGGGGATTATTAGACTGGTATGATGGGAAATGATATGAAAGATTGGAAAGCAAGCCAAATGGCGTTTCACACCGCTAACAAAAATTATAAAGACGATTTGTCTGAAGAGAAAATCGTTATTTCTGAAGATATCGTAGATGATGCGCTTATGCACTTTGATCGGTATGTAGAAGATTGGGTTTATCCCGCAAAGTCATATGTAGTAGCAATATGCTATGCAAAATGGCTAGAACGAGACTTCGGAGAAGATTTTTACGATGTACTCGACGATGAGGAATTATTGTTTGGAAATGATCCATACTTTGTTCCTTATTCAGAAGACGAACAAGTATATGATGCTATTATAAGTGAACTTGATTTTCAGGAGGACCTAGGAATGGTTCCTGATATTTACGAGTATTATAGAGAGGAAATGTTCTTTGGGAGTTAAATTGACAGTAGGAGGCAATGTAATAATGACCGATCGTCAGCAAAATAATGGGCTGACGGTTGCGGCTGATCCTGCCGCTGATGAAGTGACTAAAATTATCCTTGAAGATAAACGTCCTGATATCGGTGAGATAGAGTTAACTCTATTTGAAAACTGTCATTTAAATTGTTTCTTTTGTCACCACGATAAACAATCAACGGTTGGTTTATCAAGAGAAGAAATATTCTCTAAGCTAAGTCTCGTCGAAGATCATTTAATTAAAATGAAAGGTCGAGCTGAGGTTGTTCAAATCAACATGGTTGGTGGTGAACTATTTCAAGATAGAATATCTGAATGGGCTTATCCAGTTTATTATGATTTCTTAATTGCTATTAAAGAACTGTACGATAAGTACGAACATAATATTAAAGTAGTATGGGTTACATCATTTCAGTTTATTAAACGAGAAGCAGTACAAAAGCTTATCGATGATTTAAACGCGGCTGACGTTCCATCTTATATTATATGTTCTTATGATTTTGATGGTAGACCTGTTAAAGGACCTTATGGCAAGAACATAGAATACTTTGCAGATTATATTACATCAATTAATATGGTTGCAACTGTTCCTTCTATTGAAAAGTTTATGGAAGACAAGGACGAGTATTTCCATTATCTTTACGAAAAGTTCGATAACTTTTATTTTGATGATTATATTCCTGATAAAGGCTTTGATCATTTAATACCAAGTGATAGCTTATATCTCGAGTTCTTGAAATTCGTATATCATAACTATCCTGATATTAATCCTATTAAAGATCTAATATATAAAGATAAGAACCATATGCATTGCTTGTCATTAAATAAGGTTACGATCTTTCCAGATAATAGTACATCTAATTGTCGTTGGGATAGATATACACCTGAAGATTTTAATACGCCATTGCATAGAAAAGATAACGCTTCAATGATGCAAGCTTATATGAATGAACACGGATGTTTATCTTGTAAATGGTGGGATAAGTGTGGATTTAGATGTTATACACAATGGGATTGGAAAAACCGTGAACGTGATTTACCTGATTGTATTATGAGAATGTGGTTTAATTATATGGATAAAATAGAAAATGAAAAAAGTAAAACTTGATTGTTATACATTTGATAGAAATTTACTTGAATTACAGCCGATAGTAAATAAAGTTAATAATCCATCTTGGTGGAGTAAACTTAAGAAATATTATGAGCACTTCGATGTAAGATCAGGAATAAGAACACCGGTTCCAACTGTTAAGGTATGTCCTGGCGTTGCTGAATATATACGCAATCCAATAAATCTTAAACTGTGGACTGATATTATTTTCAGAGTAAAGCCTGACGGTAGGGTAACTTTCGTTGCTCCTGATTCTCGCCAGCGCAACCACGTGGACACCCACGCAAAGGAACAAACAGGAAAAGATTTATATCCAGGCAGAGCAACAGTAAAACTTGCAAATCCTTGGGTCGTGAAAGGATCTGATAGAACAAGATTTATGGTTACAGAAAACCATTATAACGAAGATTTAAGACAGCATGGAATTATAGTATCACCAGGAATAATTAATTTTTATGATCAGCATTCACTTAATATCTTTTTAGTCTTTCCTTTGAAAGATGAAGAATATCAAGTTGAATTGAAATATGGTACTGTTGTAGCAACATTACACGCCATGACTGATAAGCCAGTCGTTGTAAATAATCATCTTACAACCGTAGACGAATATAACGCTACTCAAAATAAATTTCCTAGTACATTTTTTGGTAGATATTATGCAAAAAGAAAGGTGACTAAATAAATGGAATATAAAGATCTTTGGCCTACTGCGTTTGGCATGGGTAAATTTGAATGTCCTGAAATGCTAGATTATATTTTGACTAATTATAATTTAAATGATATGTCTAGTATTACTGAAACAACAGGATTTAATTTATTTGATCAAGAACACCCAGCCATAGATAAGTTTAAAAAGTTGTGTATAGATAACTTTGATGAATACTTACAGCGCAACGTAGGCAGACCTTTATCTGATTGGAGTGGCCACACCGTGAAGTCTTGGGTATCAGGGCATGGCGCAGGTTATAATATGACTATACATAATCACGCCGGTGCTACCTTATCTGCAGTCTACTATTTACTAGCAGAGGAAAAAGAATTTGGAGGAGAATGCATATTCGAAGATCCTAGAACAAACGCAAACCGAGGATATGATCCAAAGTTTAAGCCAATGTTTGAAAAATTCATACATATGCCAGATACTGGGGATTATTTAATATTTCCCAGCTTTACATATCATCACGTAAACCCCTATACTTCATCTTTAAGGTTTTGTTTGCCTGTAGATTTGTTTCTAGACGATAACCGATAACTAATTTATATAAATAAGATAAAGTTAGAATAGATAAATAACACCATAACCTATAACTATTATAGTTAATTTAACAAATGGAGAAAAAATAATGGCTCTTACACTAGAATATTCAGTTACTAGTCTTAAAGTAAAAGACGAAGTAAATGCTGATGGAGACACACTATCAAACGCAGTTGTACAAACATACTGGAAAGTTGTTGGTACTGATAACGGTGGAAACTCTGCAGAATGGCAAGGTGCTACACCTTTTACTGCAGCTAACGTTCCTACTGGAAGCTTTACAGCTTTTGAAGAATTATCAGAAGAAACTGTTGTTGGTTGGATTCAAGCAATTGTTGACGGCGATGCAAGTTATAAAGAACACATCGAAACACAATTGACCAATCAAATTGAAGAAGAACTTACTACCGAACCTGCACTACCTTGGGCTGAAGATGTAACACCTACACCTGACGCTGGCGCAGTTGATCCTGAAGACGCAGGCGGCGAGTAATTAATTTTTAATAAAGGATTCTTATCGTGAATTATACGTGGAAAATATCCAAACTTGGATTAACAGACAAGCTCGGGTCAGACGATGTTCTGCTCGAGAATGCTATTGTTAATATCAAGTGGAAACGAATCGCGACAGATGCAGATGGAATAAAAACAAGTTACATTGGCAATACAGCTTTAGATACTGAAATGGCATCTTCAGACTTTATTGCATTAAACGATGTAACCGCCGAGAATGTTACTAGTTGGCTTGAAGCAAAACTTACTGATACAGGTATTGCTCAAATTGATAGAAAATTAGTAGCTAAAGTTGAACGAAAAAGGTTGCGTAATATCTCACCAAGCTGGTAGAGATAAATAAAGTTAAATAAACAATCTTTTATATTATGGAGGTGACATGCACGATTTGCATATGGGTGGCTTAGCGGCTTGGGCTCTTAAAAGAGGTGGGTCGCTCCATCCAGTATTATTACCAAAAGAAGTAACTGGTAATGAAACTGGAGTTATGAACCCGTCTATCTTTGCCCACAAAGGCAAGCTTCTTTTAAACATCAGACACATTAATTATATCCTCTATCACAGTGAGGGTAAAAAGTTTCCACATCAGTGGGGACCTCTTGTATATGTGCATCCAGAAAATGACGTAACTCTAACAACACATAATGTCATGTGTGAACTCGATAGTGCGCTTAATTTAAAGTCAGCACAACGAGTTAATATGGCATTAGATACTGGCAAACCTACATGGAACTTTGTTGGATTGGAAGATGCTCGTTTATTTGAATGGGAAGACAAGTTATATCTGTGTGGTGTACGACGAGATGCGTATGACGACAAAGGCACAGGTCGTATGGAATTATGTCAAATTGATTTTGTAGATGGTCAATGGACAGAACAATCACGACATCCTATTCCAGCACCAGGAGATGATGGTAGCTTTTGCGAAAAGAATTGGATGCCTGTCATAGATATGCCATATCATTTCGTTAAATGGACTAATCCTACTCAAGTAGTTAAGTTTGATATTGAAAAGAATACAACCGAAGTTGTTCACGAAGATGATTTTGAAAATCGTAAACCTTTTTCTAAAGACTTCCGTGGTGGTTCACAAGTTCTTCGTATTAACGAAACCCAACGCATGGCGTTTATCCATGAAACAAATCTATTAAGAGATCCCTTTGGTCGTAAAGATGGTGATTATTCTCATCGTGTAGTAATATGGGATAATGATTGGAATTTAGTACATGCTTCTCGTAAGTTCCATTTTATGGGTACATACTTTGATCATGTATCTGGAGAAGATTTTAATATTGAGTTTGTTACTGGAATGACTATACATCCTGAAACTGGTGATATGCTAATATCGTTTGGTTTCCAAGATAATGCAACGTTTATTTTGAGAATGCCTCAAAAATTATTTTTAGATTTTTTAAGTGATAAGGGATAATCGTATGAAAATGAATTTACAACTTTTGAATGATGTAGTACTAGATTACGATAATTCTGATAAAATCTATAAGCTTGCTAAAGAGTACGACAGATTAGAACAAGGATCGGGCGCGTTTAGTTTTTACTTACGTGCTGCTGATATGTCACCAGGAAAAACATTCGAAGAAAAATGGCTTCAATATAAATCAATAATCTTTTCTGCCTTCATTTATAAAAGAAATAGAAATCGTCAACTAAGTGTTGAAGGATTACTTAAAATTGCTATTGAAACATTACCTGAAAGACCAGAAGCTTATTACTTTCTTGCACAAGAAAAAAGAGAAAAAGATGATTGGCGTGAATGCTTAATGTATTCAAAGATTGGTATTACTAATATAGGTGACAAAGCTCCTGATAAAGACTTGCCATATCCTGGTGATAATGCATTACGTTTATTATACGCTCGTGCTCGGTGGAAAACTGATGGTAGAGATGATTCTAAGAACTATGCGTTTGATTTGATGTTTAAAAGCCGCCTTAAAAGAGACGATTTTAACGAAGCAACTGCTTTATTAGCAGAACACGGTTATCCAAGTACATTACCTTATACACCAGAATTATTAGATCGTTATAAGTTCAAGTTTAATGGCATAGAAGATATTGAAACAAACTATTCTCGTCATTTCCAAGATATGTTTGTATTGTCTGTATTAGACGGCAAACGTGAAGGTACATTTATAGAGATTGGATCAGGCCACCCAACACTATTTAATAATACAAAATTATTAGAAGAACAGTTTGATTGGAAAGGTATATCCATTGATAATTCAGAAAGATTTTCTCATATATTCTCAAGAGAAAGAAACACTACAATGATTTTTGCTGATGCAGCTACTTCTAATTATGAATCATTGTTTAAGCAGCATTGTCTTGAAGAACATGTTGATTTCTTGCGTATTAATGCTGAAGGTGCTTCAATCGCAGCTCTTAACGAGATACCATTCGCAAAACACGAGTTTGGTATTATTCAATTCCAACATAACGCATGTTGGTGGGGTGAGCAATTCAGAGAAGAGTCTCGAAAGAAGCTACAAGAAATTGGATATATATTATTAGTACATGATGTTGCAATTGACGGTAGTCAAAATTACGAAGATTGGTGGGTACATCCAATGCACGCTAATCGTAAGAAGCACATGCAATCTAATAAAATTAATTTCGCTTGGGATTATATGATGGAGAGTTTATAATGAAACCAGTATTAATAACGGGAGGATTCGATCCTATCCATTCAGGACATATCGCATATATGAAAGCAGCCAAAGAGCTGGGATCTATTCTATATGTTGGTGTAAATTCTGATGAATGGTTAACTCGTAAGAAAGGCAGACCATTCATGTCACTCGAAGAAAGAATGGCAATCATTAAAGAGATTGGTTGTGTAGGACACGTATTCTCTTTTAACGATGATGACGATACTGCTATTAATGCTATTGAATATGTAAAACATTCCGCTCCTCGTGGTGCTGAAATTATCTTTGCAAACGGCGGAGATCGTACAAAAGGTAATATCCCTGAAATGTTTAGCGGTGGAGATCAAGTAAAGTTTCACTTTGGTGTTGGCGGAGATGATAAAAAGAACAGCTCATCTTGGATCTTAAAAGAATGGGATAAGCCAACCACTCAAAGACTATGGGGAAAGTACAAAGATTTAGATTCTAATGGCCATTGGAAAGTAAAAGAGTTATCTATTGATGTAGGTAAATCTTTATCAGATCAAAGACACTTTAAAAGATCTGAGCATTGGCACATTGTAGATGGTAGTTTGGAAATGAATCTTGAATTTGCTGACGGGACTACTACTTCTAATCTACATAAAACTGGTAGCAGCATCGATATTCCTATAAATACATGGCATAAAGCAACTAATGTTGGTAACTGTCCTGTAAAGGTTATCGAAGTTTGGATGGGATACGAACTATCTGAAGAAGATATAGAAAGAAGATCTTAGTATTATTTTAAAGGTCATACCTTATTATACCACCACTATCAAAGGTTGTCAACTGTTTTTTTATAAATACTTATAAATTAATCTATTTTTTAAACAAAGGAGACGATGATGGCTTTTCAGTTATCAGTAGCAGCAAGAAATGCTACCTTAGCCGCGATCGAAACAGAAATTGGTCTAAACCCTATCTTAACTATTTCAACTGGCTCAAAACCTGTCGATGCTGCAACAGCTAACACAGGTACTGTCCTAGCAACAATGGTTCTACCAAGTGATTGGTTGAGTGATGCCAATGCTGGATCTATTGCATTATCAGGTACTTGGCAAGACTTATCAGCTGATGATTCTGGTACTGCTGGTTATTTCAGATTGCACAATAACGCTGGCACAGAATGTCATATGCAAGGTTCTATTAGTGCTACCGGTGCTGGTGGAGATATGCAGTTAGATAATACCAACATTGCAACTGGTCAGCAAATTAATATTACCACATTTACGATCACTGCTGGTGGGGCTTAACTTTAACATAAGGTAAAGCCACATGTCTGCAAATGGTGCGGTTTCAACAACAGTAGATTTTACATATTTTGGCGGTGGTTACGTCCAAGTATCTGGAGAAGTATCAGGTCTAATTGATACTTCTTTTGTATTTGATGGTGTTGCTCCAATCTCTGGTGAAATCCAGCCCGTTACTATTGACTTTGGTTTTAGTGCTGGCATTGAAACACCTACAGTCTACGGTACAGCAGACGTTAGCTTTGACTTTGCTTCATATAGCTTTGTTGAGTTTGGTGTACAACGATATCTATCTGTTGCAAATAACATATTATTTGAATACACGGCAAATTCATCTGGTTATGTTACAACACACGCTAACTTTAATCCCACATTAGACTTTACGCTTGATACCAACCTATACATATTTTCTTTAGGTGATGGTTCAGGCACGTTTTCATTTGATATCGAAAGTCTAGGTTACAATATATCTACAAGACAATATTCAAAAACTGGTGGAAACTATGTTTCTTTTGATGGAGTTGACAAAAACACAGCAAATGTGATCAACCCAATAAACGGAATTAAATTACTCAACAACGGAATATCAAAAGCTGAGATTCTACAGACATAGTTTACTTTTAATAAATATCTAATAAATAAAAGTATAACTCGGAGATAAACAAATGGCGGCTAGCTTTTACATAAAACAAAACGATACTGCACCGTCTATCGAAGCAGGCCTCACAGATTCTAATGGTAGAACTAAATCTATGGCCAATGCTTCTGCAGTCGT